GTTTCCCAGTCACGATCGAGGTGTCGTGCTGATGATAGTGATACTGTAAGGGGGTGTTAGCCCCCCGTTATCACTTAGGTGCTGAGCATGGAGTCAGTTTGAAGTACGCTTTCCTTGGGTCGTTAGCCTTCGGATGAACGCTGATGCGCATCCAATCGCCTTGCGACGTCTGCTGTACTGCAGGGAATTCGACTCCTTTTCTCAGCTTCTCCACTTTGGACTCGCCGACCATTTCGTGCAGCACTCCGCTGTGAAATAAGTCGACTATGAGCAGTCCTTCCGTGATCTCATGGTTCGGCGCATGCACAACGAAAACGTTCTTTACATACTTCTTACCATTCGGCTTCTGTTGGCCTATGCTCTTGACGAGCACTACTTTGAGTGAATCTAAGTCAATCATGTTGTTGTATTAGGGTTTGTCATTGCCTTTGCAGGCGGAGCAGGGGGGTGGTTCATGTCCGTATTTGGTGGGGGGAGTTAAGTCGTGGTGGTACTCGAACTCATATCTTTGAAACATGCTAAAATTTTTGGAGGGGGTAGTTTTGGTGGAGGGCATTATGTTTGTTGCCTATACCCTACCTAACGACTCTGAGTTGATTTTGGCTTACACCTGTTCAGGTGACTTTGTTGACCACACTATTGCAGAGGTGATATATACAGAGGAATAGAAAACTCTATACTAAGGTGTCATGACCCTAGGCACTGCGGTAATATTATATAGAAGTTTTATATTTATATTTGAACAGAACTGCAATGGATGTTGTAAAGCCAGGTATCGAATACAGACTGCACAATTTTAAGTCTGACACTGAGTATCAAACTCTAAGGTTTACTGAGAAGCAGGGATCTGCGTACAACTCTGGAACTACCAATGAGGAGGTGGTGTCTATGTTGATTGATAGGTTATACGAATTACAGAAGAAGAACTTTTCTGTCGAGAACCAGTGTTGTATTCTTCTACTGAAGAATGTGAGGAATCTGTTCAAGAAGAGATTGAATCGTAAGATTGACAGAGTAGCAAAATATCAAGAGCAAAATGGAGCTGAGTATTCGGACAAGTAACAAGAACTTTCTAAGGAACTACTTAGAACTACTTAATGGAATTTTGAGGTTGACTCCCCGGGAGTTAGACTCTTTAGTGTTGTTCATACAGTACGACCCAGAGGTAGCATGCAGCATGGCTTCTAGAAAGTATGTGTCTGATGCTATGAACTTCAAAAGCGTTAGTGTCTTGAACAACTATGTAAAGAGTTTGAAGGACAAAAAGATTATCGGTAAGGATTCTGAAGGAGTCTACCGTTACATACCTATTGTTAAACCCCCTGCTGATCTTGACTCCATTACCTTTAAGTTCATCCTCTCAGACTCCGAAGTACCAGCTTAGTTATGAGCTGTACGACCTGGATGTAGTTCTGAGTTTTGAGATGCGCATAGCATCTTTGATGAGTCTTCAAGGTGTTCGGTACGACAGTCAACTCTCTATAGGGGAGTTTTGCTATCTATTAGACTATACCATATATGGCTAGAACAAATAAGATAAAGAAAGAAATCTGCTTGGAGATTGTCGAGGAGAATGGTGGTAGCCTATCAGAAGTTCAAGACATAGTAGAGAGTCAGTTCAAGTTTCTTTGTGAGACTATGGAGAAGGGAGACTTCTCTCAAGTACGTATGCCATACCTAGGCAAGTTTTATGTAAAACCTAGGCGTCTATACAACCTCAATCATGCGCTTACTAAGAGAAGAAAAGTTTAAGGTCGTTCCTGACCCCGAAGTGCAGTTGATACCAGAGTTCAAAGCTCTGTACAAGCGCGACAGAAGTCAAAGCAAGCAAGGTTGTGTGCGGGAGTTAGCATACATCTACTTTATGCACGACCACAAAAGCCCTTATGCTATTTATGCTTCTGATGAGCGATTGATTAGGGTAAGTAAAGATTTAGGGCTGGCGGAGGACTACGTCCCAGATCCAAAAGTCCAGCTAGCTATATCTAAGTATTTAGAGTTTGCACAGACCCCGACTATTAAAACGTTGACCTCGATCCGAGAGGGACTGCTAACTAGCTCTAGACTCATTGACACTCTCCGGCTTCGTATTGAAAGAGAGCTAAAGCAAGATGAGGTAGAAGACTTAGATGGGTTGGTCAGAAGTGTACAGAGAATGTTAGAAATAGGAGAGAAGCTGCCTAAGGTCATAGAGAATATCTCAACTCTAGAAGAGAAAATAAAGAAAGAGCAAGCCAGTGATACCCGTATTAAGGGAGGAGGTAAGAAAGGAATGTTTGAAGACTGATGTTAGTCAATACCCAAGAGTTTTGTCGCGATGCTCAATATTTTTTGAAGCACGGCTACTACTGCAGCCAGCCAGAAGGAACTGCAGGTCACTATGAGTATTGGTCGGAGCGACTGCGTCGGTGTACCGCAGGATATACTGTAGGAGACACCACGATTACCGGTCATCATTACTTCTATCTCAATTTCGTGCAGATAAAGCTTACTGCTAAGGGAAATAAAAAGATTGTTGCGTTCCCTAATTTCTGGGATGGCGACTACGAGTATTTCTGGCTGCAGGATATTGCTAGAAATGGTATCTCTGTAGATAAGTACAAATCCTTAAATCTTACTACCGTCGTAGATCCTGAGTTTATGACAGGAGGGCGGCACTTGATAGTAGGTAAAGCCAGGCGTAAGGGATTCTCGTACAAGAACGCTGCTTTGGTAGCCAACACTTTTAATACTGACCGCAATAGTTACACATTGCTATGTGCATTTGACAAGAAGTATCTCTACCCAAAGGGAATCATGGCTATGGTTACTGACAACATGAACTTTCTAAACGAGCACACTGGCTGGGGAAAGCGCAGACAAGTTGTCGATAAGCAGAATCACAGAAGGGCTAGCTTTTTAGAATACGTCGGTGGGCAGCCTATTGAGAAAGGATACAAATCCGAAGTCGAGGCGATTACATTCAAAGACAATCCAGATGCTGCTCGTGGTAAAGATGCTAGCATTGTGATATTCGAGGAGTGCGGAGCTTTTGACAATCTAAAAGCTTCCTTCTTAGCAACTAAGCCTACAGTTGAAGATGGCGGCATTACCACAGGCCAAATGATTTTGTTTGGTACAGGTGGCGATATGTCTGGTGGTACAATTGACTTTGAGTCAATGTTTTATAACCCACTAGCATACAATCTATTGCCTGTGCAGAACATCTGGGACAATGGCTCAGAGCATTCTAACTGCGGGTTCTTTTTTCCAGCCTACAAAAACATGGTAGGGTACATGGACAACGAGGGCAACAGTAATGTTGTCAATGCTAAGCAAGCCGAAGAAGCACGACGTGAGCAGATCAAGAGGGATACAAAAGACGGAGGTGTATTAGACAAGCATATTACAGAGTATCCTTTTACGCCTAAAGAGGCGTTTATGCAGCATACCTCTAACATATTTCCTTCTGCTCAACTATTAGAATGGCGCAATGAGCTAATGCGATCCGGAGCTTACAGGAATATTGGTGTGGCTGGGAAACTGGTTACAGGCAAAAAAGGTCTAAAGTTTATGCCAGATGATACGCTCCGTCCTGTAGAAAAGTTTCCTGTGCAAAAAGGAGATGATATACGTGGGTGTGTAGTGGTCTACCAAGCTCCTTACTCTCAAGGATCTACACCAGACGACTTGTACATCATCGTACATGACCCATATGCGCAAGATGGATATGGCACTTCTTTGGGGGCAGCTTATGTAGTAAAAAGAGTGAATTCTATTTCAACTCCTGACGATATGATTGTCGCATCCTATGTAGGGCGACCTGATTCTCAGGATGAATACAATAATTCACTATTTTTGCTTTCAGAGTATTACAATGCCCGTATAGGATTTGAGAATGACCGGGGGGAAGTAATACCATACGCTAAGCGTACAAAGCAGCTACATATGCTTATGCCAGAGGCTGAGATTTTTGACAAATCTGAAAACGTCAAAATCAAAAAACTCGGAAGGAAGTACGGCATGAGCATGGGTAGCAAAGAGCGTAAAAGCCAAGCAGAGCTGTACTTACGGGACTGGCTGAAGACCAAGAGGGGCAAGACAGAAACAGGAGAAGCGAAGTTAAACTTGCACTATATATACGATATTGCATTAATAGACGAACTGATTAAATACAACTCTAGAGGTAACTTTGACAGGGTATCGGCAATGCTTGTAGGTATGTTCCACTTGAAAGACTTATCTAATTTAGAAGTCGAAAAAGCAGAACAGAATGACGCCAACAGCTTTTTCAATCGTGACTTCTTTTAATAATACCGAAAATGCATATACCTAAACAAAAAGTCCCCCGATCACGGAAAACCAAAGATTGGGCTAAAGACTCTATAAGGGCTTTTATTAATAGGTCTGCATTTAGTAGTAGTACTAAACACACTACTCAAAAGTATTACGAGGCTTACAATGGTAATATCCAGGAGGCTGACTACAACTATGTTACGAACCCCTACAACAGCGAAGCTTGGGCTAAGAAGAACTTCCCTGCGCGGTTGCGTAATTACAATATTCTCAAGCCTGTCGTAGACTTACTCTTAGGAGAAAAGGCTAAGCGTCCCCAGGCTTATCAAGTGGTTGTTCGCAATGCAGACATACAATCACGGTTTGACCAGCATCGTCAGAAGCAGTACCAAGAATATCTGGAACAGATTTTTGTTTCAGAGATGAACAAAGCGAAAGGAGAAGAACCTGACGCTCCAGAAGAAGACCCTAAGAACTATCAGGAACAAGTTCTTTCTAACTACAGAGACTCTAGAGCTATTGTAGGTCAAGAAGCACTCAACTATCTCTTTGACTGGCTCGGTTTAGAAGACAATATTCAAAAGCTGTTTTTTGACTGGCTTGTTGCAGGTGAATGCTACACCTACAAGGATGTATGCATGAATGACGTAGAATATCAAGTTGTGAGTCCTTTGGATATCGACTATGAGAAGTCTCCTGATACTGAATACATTGAAGACGCTGATTGGGTCGTGCGGCGTAAAATTATGAGTGTAAATGAGGTAGTTGACCGTTTTTACGACGTGCTGTCTCCTAAAGACATTGACAACTTAGAAGCTCCACATGGAAAATATAGAGATGGATATGGAGGACACCAAAGTATGTTCATCAACAAACCGGAGGACGACGAAAGTGATCGGATGGTTGAAGTGCTTCATGTTTGTTGGAAGAGTTTTGCTAGAGTTGGTATTCTCTCCTATACAGATGAGATGGGATCTCCTCAAGAGATGGTGGTTGATGAAACGTACAAAAAAGACGAAGGTCAAGAAATCAAATATTACTGGGTAAATGAAGTTTGGGAAGGATACCAAATCGACAATGACATTTACGTCAGTATGAATCCTCACGTTGTGCAACGCAACGAGATGAACAACCTATCTGTCTGCAAGATGCCATACAATGGCAGAGTGTACAGTAACAGGCACTCTGACAGCATATCTATCATTTCTATGGGCTTGGCCTACCAAGTCCTGTACAATGTCTTCCACTACCGCTTAGAATTGTCTATTGCTAAAAACAAGGACAAGATTATGCTCATGGAAATGAATACAATCCCAAAACGGCATGGTTGGGATGAGGAAAAATTCATGTACTACGCAGATGCTATGGGATTTGCTTTTGTTGACTCTACCGCAGAGGGTAAAAACAGAGAGCGAGTCACATTTAACCAATACCAAGTATTGGATATGTCTTTAGGTCAGTATATCGCGGCACAATTCCAACTTCTTCAAGCTATTAAAACAGAGTGGGAAGAAATGGTAGGCGTTTCTAGGCAGCGTAAGGGGCAAGTCAATTCTTCAGACGGTGTAGGCACTACTGAACGCGCTATTTTCCAATCTTCAGTTATTTCTGAAGAAATATTTAGAAGGTTTGAAGCTTTCATGGAACGTGAATACGCAGGATTGCTAGACACCAGTAAGATTGCCTGGAGAGATGGTAAAAAGATGACGTATGTGGCAAGTGACTTACGTACCGCTCTACTCAACATCGACCCCGAAGAGTATCAAGAGGCTGAGTACGGAGTATTTGTCAAAAGTAGCAGCCGTGAGATGGATAAACTCCAACAGCTTAAAGGATTGGCTATGGCATTTGCTCAAAATGGTCAGCAGCCAGCAACAGTTGCTGAAATTATTGACAGTAACAACTTCAGTAAGGTCAAAAAGCTCTTACAGGAGGTAGATGAAAAGCAAAAAGAGTTGCAGAAGATGCAACAAGAGATGCAACAGCAGCAACAACAGCAAGTAGCTGAGTCTCAGCAACAGATTCAAAGTCAACAGCAGGCATTTGAAGCAGACCAAAACGAGAAAGACCGTGTTGTCAAACTAGAAGTGGAGCGAATGAAAGTTGCTACTAAAGTGAGCAGCGATGCAGATGGAAATGGTAGGAGAGACGACATTGATCGTGA